AGACAAATCCGAGACCTTGAATCTGAAATTCAAACTATTACCCAAAACCTTGCAAACAGAAATACTGAGCATGAGAAGTTAGAAGAATTTCAAGACAATCTCCAAAAAACATTCGAAGACCTTTCAAAGAAAAAAGAAGAAATCGTTTATTACGATTTTGCCTATTCCTTACTCAAGGATGATGGTGTAAAAACGAAGATTATTAAGAAGTATCTTCCTTTCATAAATCAGCAGGTGAATCGTTATCTTCAAATGATGGATTTTTATATTAACTTCCATCTTGATGAAGAATTTAACGAAACGATAAAATCACCCATTCACGAAGACTTTTCTTATAGTTCTTTTAGTGAAGGTGAGAAGGCAAGAATTGACCTTTCTCTGTTGTTTGCTTGGCGAGAAGTAGCAAGAGTCAAAAATTCCGTAAATTGTAATATTCTTTTGTTTGACGAAGTTTTTGACTCTTCTCTTGATGGTTTTGGTGCCGATGAGTTTTTGAAGATTATCAAGTATGTTGTAAAGGACACTAATGTGTTTGTAATTTCCCACAAATCTGATCTTCAGGACAAGTTTGATGTAACTTTCAAATTTGAAAAGAAAAACGGATTTTCTTATAAAACTGAATTATGATATTTCATAAATAATTATAGTTCAGTTCTCATTTAGTTCAGTGTATAGTTTATATTGTGTTGAAAATAAAATTACAGGGCAAAAATACATTGGTATAACTTCTCTTAAACCTGAAGAGAGGTGGAAAAAGCATCAGTATGCTTATAAAACTGAAAAAAAGAAAAATGATTGTCCTAAATTTTATAACTCTATTAGAAAATATGGAATTGAAAATTTTGAATTATCTATTTTAGAGCAAAGCGAAGATGCTTCTTATATTGAAAATTTGGAAATAAAGTATATTTCTGAAAATTCTAATTTATTAAATGTTTCTCCTGGTGGTGGGGGAATGACTATAAATTCTGGTTGGAAACACTCTCCAGAGACCATAGAAAAATTAAAAGAAAAAACACCACCTATGTTGGGGAAAAAACATTCCCAAGAAACTATTGAAAAAATGAAAGGTGATCCCAGAAGAAAAAATTCTGGAGAAAAAAATGGAATGTATGGTAAAACTCAAAGTGATGAGTTTAAAAAGAATATGAGTTTAAAAATGAGTGAAAATAATCCTATGAAAGGTAAAACTCATTCACCAGAGGTAAAAGAAAAAATTAGGCAGGCGGCACTAAACAGATATAGAAATAGGACACTTTCCCAACTGGACTCCTTGACTTCTGCAAATATAGATAGTAATCTGTCCCCATCAGCACAAGACTAATGCAAGTCCCCAACCGCTATCATCACTCTAAGAAGGAACAGAAGCGGAAATTAAAACCGCAAGCACTCCGACAAGCAAAGGCACGCCGCCAAGCACTCAAGAAGCGTCTCCAACAAGGGGGCGCTTCTTTTTTAATAAATATCTAAAAAAGTGTCTTTTAGAGATGAATAGTAAAGAGTATAAAAATTTACAAGAAGCTTACAATTCAATCTATGAAGCTTTAACCGATCAGGCAGAATTAGATAAACTTCGTAAGGCATCTGCACAAGCAACGATGGCAGGTCCTTCAAAAGAAGCGCAAGCATTGATGAGTGATAGAACTAAAAGAATGCTTGGTGCTGATAAATTGCAAGCAGGCATTGCTGGACAGGAAAGAGTTCAGAGAATGATGAGCGGTGCGCCAGAACCCACTTCCGCACCAAAACCAACTGCACCAGCACCTACTAGTACAACTGCTCCTGCTCCTACTCCTAAACCTGCAACGACAGTTAAACCAGGAGATTTTGGTACAACAATGGGTCCTGGACCAACATTTAAGGGTGGTCCAGTTCCTCCTCCAATTCAAAACAAAACTGTCATCAAATCACCTGTTCCTGATAGAAGTGCAGATTATCAGAGAGCTTGGGATAATCGTAATAATCCACTTGCTAAGGGACAAATTAGAAATACTTGGACTAAAATGAGCCCAGAAGAAAAGGCAGCAGCAAAAGAATGGGCAAAGACAAATAATAAAAATTGGCAGGAAATGGGTCTTCCCGAACAGAGAGATACTTATGATCAAGTTCTAGAAATTCTTTTGGGTGAAGGATACACTGAGCAAGAGTGTAATCAGATAATGGTACAACTTGTGAATGAGGCTAGTCTTGGAGATTTTGTTAAAGCAGTTCAGCAAAGAACTGGTATTGGCAAACCAGGTGTTGGTCCTGGTCAAGTTGCTAAGAATATTTTGAGAGCAGGAATATCCGATATTCTTGGAACTTCTATTGCAACTGGTTCTACTCCATCATCAATAAGTGCTGCAAAACCATCTCCAACAGTAACATCTTCACCAACGCCAGTTGTTAGAACTTCTACCAAACCTGTTAGAACTGCACCAAAAGGTGCAAATATAGCACCAGATCCTTGGAAACAACCATCAACACCTAGAAGTTCTGCAAAACCATCTACGACTACTGCAAGAACTTCAACAACTCCAAAAGCTTTGACTGGTTCTCCAACACCAAGAGCATTATCTGGATCTCAGACCCGTGCTGCTCTTCCAAGTGGAACTCGTGGAGGTGCATTGGTCAAAGGAACACCTGGTGGCGCTATAACTCCCACTGCCAAACCTGGTGCTTTGGCAAAAGTTCAAAAACCTTCTACTCCAACCACAACAACAAGAGCATTATCTGGATCTCAGACCCGTGCTGCTCTTCCAAGTGGAACACCTGGTGGCGCTATAACTCCCACTGCCAAACCTGGTGCTTTGGCAAAAGTTCAAAAACCTTCTACTCCAACCACAACAACAAGAGCATTACCTGGAACTAACGTCCGTGGATTACTTCCGCAGGGAGTTAGAAATGTTCTGCCAGATCCTTGGAAGGATGTTACAAATGCAACGTCTGGTTCTAGAAACTTATGGAATAGAGTTCAGCAAGCAGTTAAACCGCAAGCACAACTAAAATCATCACAGACAAATGTTCGTGGTTTGCTTCCAGCAGCAAAACCATCACCTCAAACTGCTGCAAAACCTGCAACTTCTGTAAGATCGCAGCAGTTCCAAGATGTCCAAAGATTAAACAAAATGATAAAAGGTGGTTTAATGGGAGAACTGCCAAGCACTAAACCCGCATCAAAACCTGCACCTAAACCAACCGGTAATGTTAGTAAGTTACCACCAAAACCATCAAGTACTGTAAAACCTAGTGTAAAACCTAAAATTCCTGGTGGTGGGTCTAATATTCTCCAAGGTTTAGGAACACTTGCATCACTTAGAAATCTTACCCCATATGGAGTTGCTGCTGCGATAATGGCACCAAGACCAACTGCTGATGGAACTTTGACTGCTGCAATGAAGCGTGGAGATGTTGCTCCACCAGCACCCAAACTTCCTGCACCACAAAAACCAAAAGCGATTACTTCGAAACCTGTTGCAAAACCAGTTGCAACTAAAACTAAACCTAAAACTAAACCTGCTGCAAAACCAGTTGTAAGTAAACCGCCACAAACTAAACCAAGTGATCCTGATATTCAAAGATATCAAGAATTAAGATCTAAGGACCCTGCAAAAGCAAAAGAATTAGGAACTAAAATTTGGTTGAAGAAATATGGAGCTCCAACAGAGGGAGATCTTGCATAACTATAAATAAATAAAAAACTATTCATAAAATGGAAGCAAAACAAGTTAGAGATTTGATGGAGGCATATGCTTCCGTTTATACTCAATCAGAAGAACAAGAAGTCCTTTCAGAAGATCTTCAAGGTGCAGTAGAATCGGGACTTAAAAAAGCTTCTGAGTTTATGAAGACTAATCCTGTTGGTAAAGCTGTTGGGGCAGTTATTGCTCCTGTTGGAAAGGGTCGTGGTACTACAACTAAGGCAGAGCAAGAATCAAAAATTAAATCTAATAAGCAAGAAGATGTAGATCTATTTGATCTTGTAAAAGGTCATCTAATGGGTGAAGGTTTTGCTGATACCGAAGAAGCAGCACTTGTCATTATGGCAAATATGAGTGAAGATTGGAAGCAAAGTATTGTTGAGTCTATTGCTGGCGGATCTGCTCCGAAATCTGGTGGTGGTTATAGCACTAGACCTGGTGATGGTAAGCCTTATAAAGATGGACCACTTTGGGACGGTCCCGAAACACCTGTAAAAAAACCAACTTCCCAAAGAAAACCTCAAGGAGCACCTATGAGAGATAAACCACTGTGGTGATTAATTTCTTATAAAACTACTTGGAGGTCTTACGACCTCCTTTTTTAATAAATAAATAAAAAACTGTTCATAAAATGGAAGCAAAACAAGTTAAAGGTTTGATGGAAGCATATGCTTCGGTCTATGCAAATATTTCAGAATCACACTTTAAGGTTGGTGATGAAGTTATTTGCAAAGCAAGTGGAATGGAAGGTGAGATTGTAAAAGTTGATCCAGAAGGCAAGGGTAAGTACTACAGCGTCAAGCGTGAAGATGGTAAAACAATGAAATATGCTCCTGACGAGTTAAAACTTGATAAGGAGGAAGAAAAAGGTGAAAAGGAGGAAGAAGGCGCAAGTAAAGAAAAAGAAGGTGAGTTTCACGACAAGTTAGATAAAATGGTTCATAAAACTTTTGGTAAAAGACCAGAAGAAAAGAAAATGAAGGAAGAAGTAGAAACCGACTTTTTCGACTACATTCTCGAGCACTTAGTTTCTGAAGGTTATGCTGATACCAACAAGGCAGCACTTGCTATTATGGCAAATATGAGCGAAGAGTGGAAGCGGAGTATTGTTGAGCAGAGTGCTATTGGCGCAAGGGCTGCTAAGGTAGTTGATGATCAGAGACAAGGGTATCATGGGGATTCTGATGCAATAAACAAATTGCAAGATGCCGCTTCAAGATCTATGGGAAGATTGAAAAAAGGTCAGGGTCCAGTAGTTACACCAGGTCTTCCTGGAGTATGATAACCAATTCCCAAACTGGCACACAAGAGGGTCTAACCACCCTCTTTTTTTGTATAAACTTGTATAAATAATAGTGTGGAGTAAAAAGAGTGTGCCCTAATGAGAAATACTTATTATACCTATGCCTGGTTAAGAGAGGATATGACCCCTTATTATATTGGTAAAGGTATTGCTAATAGAGCATATCGCCCTCATAGAAGAGGTGGTACTTATATGTCTCCTCCACCAAAAGATAGAGTGCTTTTTTTAAAGAAAAATCTAACGGAGTTTGATGCCTATAAGCACGAAAATTATATTATTAGTATTTTAGGTTTAAAAAGTGAAGGTGGTATATTAATCAATATGTCTTATGGTGGTGAAGGAAGTTCTGGTAGAAAACCAAGTGAATATTGTATCCAACGAACAAAGGAGGCAAATATGGGAAAAACTCTTACAGAAGACCATAAGAAAAAAGTTTCTCAACAAGTATCGCAAAGAAGATGGTGGAATAATGGTGAAATAGATAAACATACTATTGAATGTCCTGGTGATGGGTGGATACTGGGACGCCTCTATTCTAAAAATAGGCAGATTACGGATGAGTTTAGAAAAAAATGTAGTCAGGCACATATTGGGAAAAATGTTAGTAATGAAACGCGACAAAAAATAGGTAATTCAAAAAGGGGAAAAAAACTTACAGATGAGCATAAGAAAAAGATAGGACAAGCAACTAAAAAATTAGGTCTTATTCCACCTTCTGCGGCAGGGAAAAAATGGTGGACTAATGGAGTGTCTCAAAAATTATGTTTTGAGTGTCCAGGTGAAGAATGGGTGCTGGGTAGGTGTCCAGTTGTAAAAGTGTCCTAGTGGTGGTGCGTAAGTTGTTAGGTTGGACTATGATACTCACATATCACACAAGTTCAAATGACCGTTAATTACGAAATCAAAGGGATGCTTGCCAAACTTCTGGCGACGGAAGATTTAATCGTTGAGCACAAGAAAGTAGATACTGCTTGTTTTAATGTTCATACTCGTGTTCTTACTTTACCTATGTGGAAAGCGAGCAATATGGTAGTAGATCTTTTGATCGCCCACGAATGCGGACACGCAATTTTCACAGATGATATTGATTGGACAAAAGACTACAAAGTCCCCCCACAATTCGTAAATGTGTGCGAAGACGCACGAGTAGAAAAGTTGATGAAGCGTCGTTATGCTGGTCTCGCCAAGACTTTCTATGCTGGTTATAAAGAACTTTCCGACCAAGATTTCTTTCAAATTAAAGACGACAAAATCGAAACTTATAATCTTGCTGACCGTGCTAACTTGTGGTTTAAGATTGGTAACTATGTTGATGTGCCGATTGAGCGTGGTGAAGAGACTGAGATTATCAATCTGATTGCTGATAGTGAAACCTTTGCTGATGTTCTGATTGCCGCAGAAGAACTCTATAAGTATTGTAAGCGAGCGCAAGAAGAACAAGTCAAAACCAATCTGGATAATCTTGAGTCTCAGCAGAGTGGTGCTAACAACCAACCTGCTTCTGATTTTTCTGATCAGCAGGAAGGGGAGAACGATCAATCTGATACTTCCGAAGGTTCCACTTCCAGTGAAACTAGCGAAACCACCCCACAAATGGGTGATACCACCCCAGAAATGGGTGGTGAGAAGAATGAGGAACCTGAAGTGAAGACAATGGATTCTTTGGAAGAGGCGCTCAAAGAACTCGTCAACAACAGTGGTCCTGAAAACGTTTATTTGGAAGTGCCTAAACTTGACTTGAAGAAAGTAATCATTCAGAATTCTGATATTCATTCAAATTGTAAAGAATCGTGGGGTAATTTTATTGAAGATCGTGAATACACTTATGAATACATTTTTGGCGAAGTTGATAAGCAGTTTGTAGAGTTCAAGCGTTCGGCACAGAAAGAAGTCAATTATTTGGTCAAAGAGTTTGAGTGTCGTAAGGCAGCAGATTCTTATGCTCGTGCTACAACTGCCCGCACTGGTGTTCTGGACTGCTCTAAACTTCATACTTACAAGTACAATGAAGATCTTTTTAAGAAAGTCACCACTCTTGCCAATGGTAAGAATCACGGTCTGGTCTTCGTTCTGGACTGGTCTGGTTCGATGTGTGATGTTATGCTTGATACGGTCAAGCAACTCTTCAACCTTGTTTGGTTCTGTAAGAAAGTTGCGATTCCATTTGAAGTTTATGCCTTCACAACTGACTATCCTTTGGTGTCTTACGATGAGAATGGTAAAGCAAATCTTCGGGAGATCGCCTACCAAAAGAAAGACGGTCTAATTCAAGTTGGTGAATGGTTCTCTATGATGAATTTGTTGACCAGTAAAGTGAATGGTAAGACTCTGGAAGAACAGATGAAGAATATTTTTCGCCTTGCTTATTCTTTTGGGCGTAACTGCTACACATTCTATCCGATTCCTTCGGGTCTTTCTCTTTCTGGCACGCCCCTGAATGAGGCACTCATTTCTCTTCATCAGATTCTTCCTAAGTTTCAGAAAGACAATAAACTTCAAAAAGTTCAGTGTGTGATTCTGACTGATGGTGAAGCGTGTGGTATTAAATATCACCGTGAAGTAAAACGTCATTGGGAAGAAGGACCTTTTCTGGGAACTGCTGCTATCGGATTCGGATCATTTTTGCGTGATCGTAAAACAGGGAATACTTATTCTTTGGACTGTGAATGGCATCAAATCACTGATGTTTTTCTCAGCAATCTGAGGGACAAGTTTGTAGATATTAACTTTATCGGTATTCGTGTTCTTGAGTCCCGTGATGCTGGCAACTTTATCCGTCGTTATTGTGGATATTATGGACCAGAGTATGATAAGGTTATGAATTCTTGGAAAAAAGAAAAAGCATTTACTCTAAAAAAATCTGGATACCATTCTTACTTTGGTCTTTCTGCTACTGCACTTTCTCAGGACACAGAGTTTGATGTTGCCGAATGCGCCACTAAATCGCAAATCAAATCCGCTTTTGTAAAGAGTCTTAAGTGCAAGAAAATGAACAAGCGCATTCTTGGTGAGTTTATGGAACTCGTTGCCTGACCACTTTCCAAACTGTCACAGGGGGCACTCGGTTGCCCCCTTTTTGCTTGTATAATTACTTTGTTGAAACAAACCACCTAACTACACTATGCCTCGCAAATCTTCCGTGAACGACGCCCAACTGATCGAATCTATTAAAGAACTGTATGGTTCTGAAATTACTTCTGGTGACCTTAAAGGTTTTTGTGCTTCTCGTGGTCTGAACATTCAGACTGTGACCCGCCGTTTGGAAAACTACAAGACTGGTCGTGGTCGTTGGAATCTGGAAGTGACTCAGGAACGTGTTGAAGAGATTGAGCGTTCTTTTAATGCTCCTGCCGTTCTTTCTGCTGTGGAACAAAACCTTATTCCTGATAAAGATGATACCTTCGTCAAGTTTGGTAACTTTAACGATATTAAAAAAATTATTCAGTCCAATCTTTTTTATCCAACGTTCATTACGGGTCTTTCGGGTAATGGTAAAACGTTCTCTGTGGAGCAAGCGTGTGCTCAACTGGGTCGTGAACTGATTCGCGTGAATATTACGATTGAGACCGACGAGGATGATTTGATCGGCGGTTTCCGTCTTGTAAATGGTGAAACTGCTTGGCACAATGGTCCTGTGATTGAAGCACTAGAACGTGGTGCAATTCTTCTTCTGGATGAGATTGACCTTGCTTCTAATAAGATCCTGTGCTTGCAATCAGTTCTGGAAGGTAAAGGTGTCTTCCTGAAAAAGATTGGTCGCTTTGTGAAACCTACCGCTGGTTTCAATGTGATCGCTACCGCAAATACCAAAGGTAAGGGTAGTGATGACGGTCGCTTCATCGGCACCAACGTTCTCAATGAAGCATTTCTCGAGCGTTTCCCTGTGACCTTTGAGCAGGCATATCCTGCTCCTGCCACTGAACAGAAGATCCTTGAAGGCATCGCTCTGGATCTTGGAGTGGAGGATCGTGTCTTCTGCAAGCGCCTGGTGGACTGGGCAGACATCATCCGCAAGACCTTCTACGATGGTGGTATTGAAGAAATCATCAGCACTCGCCGTTTGGTTCATATCATCCGTGCTTACAGCATCTTCCAAGATAAAGCAAAAGCAATCCAAGTTTGTGTAAATCGTTTCGATGACGAAACCAAGCAATCCTTCCTTGAACTCTACGACAAAGTGGACGCCGACTTCCAGATGCCCGTTGACGAACAGCAAGCAAACTGATAGAATATGAGGGGGTCAATGTGCCTCCTCTTTACTCTTTTACTATGAAACAAAATGTCTGAAAACTTCGAGAGCACTTACGAAAGTTCAATTCCCAATCAAGATTTCTGGGAGTATGATGGTATCAGTTTGACTGGTAATCCCTACGCCTCTCCCGATACCATTATCTTTGGATCCCATCTTCCTGGTGGTATGGGAGATGACCATTTGACTTTCAATTCATCTAGCACATTTAATATTAAAATGAAAGAACAGAAGAATCATCTTTGGAAATATAATGAAGATAAAATCCTGAAAGATGTTGAGGATTATGTGACAAGCACTTATCATGGACACTACTGTGGAGATGAGCAAGGGTATGATGATATTCAAACAATTGATCTGATGGCAGCTAAAAAACTTGCTGCTGGTTTCTGCCAGGCAAATATCCTGAAATATGGCAGTCGTTATGGTGATAAGGATGGGCGCAACAAGCGTGATTTGCTCAAAGTGATTCATTATGCTATGCTTCTTCTTCACTTCGATGGGCATTATACTCGCAAGGATAATGGTCTAACTGAATTCTCTCGCTGATTATGAAACTTCAAAACAAAACTATGAAACTCTCTGATAATACTCTGACTATCCTCAAGAATTTTGCTGGAATTAATAATTCTATTCTTGTAAAACAGGGTAACAAACTCCGCACTATCTCTGTCGCTAAGAACATTCTTGCAGAAGCAGACATTACTGAGGAGTTTCCTCGAAGTTTTGCTATCTACGATCTCAATCAATTTCTAAATGGTCTTGGACTTCATCAGGATCCAGATCTTGATTTTACTGAGGATTCCTATCTCAGTATCAAAGAGGGTAAGCGTCGTGTGAAGTACTTCTTTGCAGATCCGAACGTGATTATCTCTCCTCCTGATAAGGATATTCAACTTCCTTCATCTGATGTTTGTTTCCAACTTGATAGTACTTCTCTGGAAAAATTGGTAAAAGCAGCAGCAGTTTATCAACTCCCCGATTTTTCTGCGGTTGGTGAGAATGGTGTGATCAAACTGGTGGTTCGTGATAAGAAGAATGATACTTCTAACGAATATGCTATCGTTGTTGGTGAGACAGATGATGCATTTACTTTCAACTTCAAGGTAGAAAACATCAAGATTATTCCTGGCGCTTATGATGTGGTGGTTTCTTCTAAACTTTTGTCACAGTTCACGAATACAAAATACAATCTAACCTATTATATTGCTCTGGAACCTGATTCTACTTTTGGTTGATGAACATCTTTGCCACTTCTCCTTGGCCTGCTGAGAGTGCTATTTGCCTCCCCGATAAGCACATCGTTAAGATGCCCCTAGAGTGCTGCCAGATGCTCTCTATCGTTGCTTCCGACAAGTGGGGGCATGGATATGGCACTCTCCCTAAGGCAGATGGAACCCCTTACAGGACCGAGAAAGGAGCATTCCGCAATCATCCCTGTACTAAGTGGGCATTGGAGAGTATCCATAATGCCTACTGGTTAATTAAGTGGGGGTTGAACTTGTCAGATGAATACTGTTTGCGGTATAATAAAACTCACTCCTGTTATAAAACCCTAGTGGATGCATATTATTTGTTTCCTAAGGGTAAGATTACAGAAGTGACTCCATTTGCTCGTGCTATGCCTGAGGAGTGGAAGTTTGACAACACTATTGATACATTTGAAGCATACAAGAAATATATCGCATCCAAACCTTGGGTTGCCGATAATTACCTTCGTATGCCTGAAAGAAAACCTTATTGGATTTGATTATGAGCAGTGATTTCCTCTTCGTGGAACGATATCGTCCTCAAGTAATTGAGGATTGTATTCTTCCTGATGAAACTAAAAAAACATTTAAGGAGTTTGTGGAGAAGGGTGAGATTCCGAATCTTCTTCTCGCAGGACCTCCTGGTATTGGTAAAACTACCATTGCAAAAGCATTGTGTAATGAGTTGGGAGCAGACTATTATGTTATCAACGGATCCGACGAAGGGCGTTTCCTGGATACTGTACGGAACCAAGCAAAGAACTTCGCTTCGACCGTCTCACTTACGGGATCTTCTAAACACAAAGTCATCATCATCGATGAGGCTGATAACACAGGGAACGACGTACAACTCCTACTACGGGCGAATATTGAGGCATTTTATAACAACTGCCGATTCATCTTTACCTGTAATTACAAAAACAAAATTATTGAACCTCTTCACTCCCGATGTGCAGTCATCGACTTCACAATCAAAGGAAAGCAACGAGTACAACTTGCAGGGAATTTCTTTCAAAGGTTACAATTTATCCTCGATCAGGAAAAGATTGAGTATGATCAAAAAGTCGTTGCGGAACTCGTATCCAAGCATTTTCCCGATTTTCGACGTGTTCTAAACGAAATCCAGAGGTATTCTACTGGTGGTAAAATTGATTCTGGAATTCTTGCATCTTTCTCTGACGTATCTGTAAATGAACTTGTTAAATCTCTCAAGGATAAAAACTTTTCTGAAGTCCGAAAGTGGGTGGTCTCCAACTTGGACAACGACGCTTCTCACCTTCTTCGCAGGGTTTATGACGCCGCTTTTGATCACCTTGTTCCCTCATCTATCCCTGCTGCCGTTCTTGTTATTGCTAAGTATCAATACCAATGTGCGTTCGTGGCTGACCAAGAAATTAATCTCTTAGCTGCATTGACTGAAATGATGGTGGAGTGTGAATTTAAATGAATCCTTATAAAATTAATAAGGCATCACTGGTAGAACATCCAGTTAAGACAACCCCCGAAAATGTACAAGAGGCGAATGAAGGTCTCTTTCGTGCAAAAATGACTCTTCCTGCTGCTGCCAAACATTGCGGTATGACGCAGAAAGAAATGAAACTTACTTTTTTTGAGTATTTGAAGTATAACAAACCTGATTATGAGTATTGATTTTTCTCGCGTTAATTTTGAACAATTTTTCGGATGGGTGAACGCATCTAATACGAAACAAATGAAAAGTTCTTCTTTTAGGGGACTTCGAGC